AGATAAAGAAAAAGATAAAGTTAAAGTAATATATAAATTATTTGCTTTTTTAAAAAAAAGTTGTATATTTGCATAAAATTATTTACTAACTAAAACTTTTCTTATGAACATTAGCGGATATGATAATTGGAAACTTGCAACTCCTGACTATACAGAAATGGTCAGTGATTGTTGTGGTACTAACTTTACACATGATTATGAGTATGATGACTTGCTATGTGAGACATGTGGTAATCAATGTGAAGAAATATGGGAAGATGAGTACAGAGAAAGACAAAGAATGGACTATGAAGAAATGATGAGTGACGAGAGAAGAATAAATCAATAACTAACTAAATATAATAATATGACAAATAATATAGAAAAAACCAAAGAAACTCGTAAAGATGTTTTACGTAGACTGTTTTCAGACAACAACCTAGTTGAAGAAGATGTATACAAAGACAAGAGAGGATTTGTAATAATTACAAGAACAGGCATTGATAAGATTGTATCAAAAAACAATATAACAGTAGCCTATGAGCCAGTTGTTATGCAAAAAGACTGGGTAGTCATGAGGGCTACAGCTAGTATGACAACAGGTCATAAAGGCAAAACAATTAGAAACATGCAAAGCTTTGGCGAGGCAAGTGACGACAACTTGATGGGAGGTGGTAAAAAGTTTCCTGTTGCTATGGCAGAGAAAAGAGCCATGTCAAGAGTTGTCTTAAAGGTTGCAGGTTTTTATGAGCAAGGAGTCTTTGGTCAAGACGAGATGGTTGACTAATGGACGAGTTATGGTTTGAGGAGATTGTTAATGGAGAACCTACAAAAGCAGAGCTTTGGCAAGTTTCTTACATTGACAGCCTCCTACCATATACAGCATTACCAATAGAAGAACAGAGCAACATATATCACAGTTTGCCTGAAATGACAGAGATAGAAGCAGAGGAGATAATTGATTTAATAAACCAAAATAAAATAGAAATTGACCCAAGAGAACAATATAAAAAAATGCACAGGGCAGGAGTCTTTACTGATTAGATGCTATAGAAATATGAGTAGCATAAATGAGTATACGCTTTTTAACGGAGAGGTTTTTTTAGGTGTACTTACTACACATGAGCTAAAAAGATTAGTGCATGGTAAGTTAAAAAAACAAAACCCAAGTGTATATATTATAAACAAACAAGAGTTAATTAATATTGTAACAAAAAATAAATTTTATAATGAGAAATGATTATGACAAAGTAAGAAGTTCAAGAAACGAACTAGAGGCTATATTAAGAATAAGAGGTGTGTCAAAACAAAAATTTGGCAGAATCTTAAACATAAAAGGCAATACAATAGAAAAGTATTTAGACTACCCATATTACATGAGATACTATCATATGGAAAGATTAGCTAGGTTTTTTAACATAGATGTTAAAGACATAGTAGATATAATAGAGGTAGACTTAGAAGCTGATATAGTAGTAGAAGGAGAAGAAAGTTATGTCAGTATCCCAAAAATATAAAGCTTACTTGTTTGTGCAAGATTATAAACAAAAAAAATATTTACAAGATATATATAAAAATAAATATATTGATATGAATAATTATTTTAAGTATAGCGGTAAGATAGAAAAGACATCTGACCTTGTAAATGATATGGTATATAATTATAACAAATTAGCAGATAAATTAACAGAAATAAAAATAAAAAATAAAGAAAAATGGCAGAAAAAAATTACGTAGTAAGTAGTATAAAAAAAATAACTACACAGTATGGCGCAATATACAATGCGAACTTTAGATTAGAAGATTTAAAGAAGATAGAGAAAAGAGGTTGGGTAAATATTATTATAGCAGAAAGACGTGAGCCTTCTGAAAAGGGAGCTACACACTATGCATACGAAAATACATATGAGCCTAAGGAACAAGACAACACAGATAGTTACACAGAAAAAAAAGATGATGTGCCTTTCTAAATTATTGTAAAAGAGTTATGAAATTATTTTGTACATACAAATATTTTTCGTATCTTTGCAGTGATTTTTGTTATGACAAGAGGGTGCAAAACTATGTTATTTTTCATTCCAATCTTTTATTACTAGCACTCTCTTGTCTTTTTTTCCTAACCTACTAAAACTATACATATGACTAGAAAACAACATCTTATTGACATTTTATCTATACAAACTACAAGCGGTAACGAGTTTGACATGATTGCATACATACATGACTTTTGTAGCGCTTTGCCAAACGTCAAGTCTTGCATCAAAGACAACAACGTATATGTAACCAAAGGCAAGTCAACCTCTTATCCATGCATGGTATCTCATACAGATACAGTACACAGCATACACAAACACTTTACAGTACACGAAAGCAACGACCAAATTTTTGCATTTAGTTCAGACGAAATGCAACAAGTAGGCGTAGGTGGTGACGACAAGGTAGGTATATGGCTTTGCTTACAAATGCTTATGTCTTTTGACGTTATCAAATGTGTATTTTTTCATTCAGAAGAGATAGGTTGC